AATACTGGTTCAGACCCAATCATTGGATTGAATCATCATTCAGGGGATAAAACATTGGCCGCTAATTCAGTAGAGGCGCAAACACAAAGTGGCTCATTTGGGGCTTCTGTTGGTAATGAATTCATACATCAAAGAGGAAATAATCTTCACTTAAACGCCCACCCAGTGGACCATTTTGTTAATTCGGGGGATAACCAACATTTCCCTGCCCACGGATGGGGCCAAAATCTCGCTATGAAGAATCAAAGTGGTGCATCCGAGCGAGGGACCATGCCGATTCCTCTTTCTGAAATATCTGACCATCGGCAGGTTCAATCTGATTTATCACCAAGACTCGGTTTAGTCGTTGAAACAAAAACGGAACGGGATGAAGGCAAGGCAACTGATTATGAGGTAACGAGCACAAAAGCAGTTTCCCTTCATAGTGATTTAGCAATAGGGCAACAATTCCCTGTATTACCGTCTTGGGTACAACAAACAAAATGGACCAAATATGGTGCATCAATAGGTTCTATTACTACTACGGCGGCTAATCCCGATGAAACTTATGGTGGGCAAAGTGAACCAAATCAACGACTTTTAAAACCACAATGGTCTTTGAATCGTGACAATAATTTAGGTGCAGCAGTATTATCTGATACAAGTAAAGAGTTCAAAGGTGTGGGTGTTCAAGACCATTGGGCTGTTCGTGGTTGTGGTGATTTACCACCGTGGGGTGGTGTATATATTCTCCGTAAAACATGGCTTGAGAGACCAGATGATATTGATGCGAGTCGAGCCTCACTAAAAAACAATGCTAGTGGATTGACACAAAATGCCCAACCTGTAAGAAAGAGTGCTGATTATATTATGAGAATGGTTAGACCATTGAAGGCATTTGGCTACACAACAAAAAACGATGTTGATGGGTCTGTCCTAAATCAAGACGGTTGGTTATTAGGGGCTTTTAGTAGTTTGACAGAAGCAAATTTCAAACACCAACCATTTACCCGTGATAAGCGATATGGGATGTTTGAAACAACTACCGCCAAGAGCATTGGAAACATTCTCCCCATCACTTCAACCCACGATACATCACCAACCATAGAGTGGCCCGATGCTAATGAACGAGATATTACTTGGCATCTAATACCAAGTGCAAATATGCTTCAACATTTCAAAGCCGATGCCTCAAGAAAAGATAACGAAGGAAAAATACATTCACTTATTGATGCCCGATATTCTCAAAGCACACATCCCGGCGGTGGTGAAACATTATCACAAACAGAAACAGTATATGCTGACAATGCCACTTTGGTTTTAGACCCATATAACAGAAGAGAACGAAGTGGTATTGCAGTATCTAAACAACCAAATTATAGCATGGGTATTTTAGGTTCTAGGGGGACGATTAAATTTGATAGTGGTACGAGTTTAGTGGTTGAAGATGCCACCAATTTCCCTGCTTCTGGTAATTTAATTATTATTGGCTTATCGGGTCAAATTCCTTACACTGCTAGAACGGAAACGACCTTCACAACAGGAACCCGCACAGGTGATTGTCTATCAACTGGTGACCTTGAAGGCCGTGAAATACGATTTGGTAATAACGCAAACGCAACAATAGATAGCACAAATGCTAATTTGAATCCACCAACACATTCTCTTGTTATATTGCCATCATTTATAGATAATTCTGTATCTGTTAGTTTGACATTGGCTAATAAATGGTGTGGAACGAATAGTGATAATAGTGAAGTTTTGAAGCCGAATATTAACTATCGTGGTTTGGGTCATTATAATCCTAATGACTTTTTCATGGCTACACCACAGCGTTTCATGTTAAGTAACGGACAAAATAGTGGTGTTTTATCATACATAAAAGGTAAAGGAACGGGTGGTTTGTCTGATGTTTATATTGATGGTATAAATATTACTGAATCATCGTTTCCTCCATATCTTATTGATAGTGACGGTAAGAGGTTGCGTATAGGTGGTATTAGTAGTTTTGGAGATGGGAAATTAACTACTACCAATTTGAAATTTAGAAATTTAAGTGGAGAAACAATAGCAAAATCTGGAATTAATACTAATGAACCAGTAAGAGTAAGTCACATTACTGCAATAGGGGTTCGTACTACCGATGCTGCACTAATGATGATGAAGGATTTAGGTAGTTTAATACCCGGTATGGATTTACAACCATATAGACCAGCACGAGAACAAAAACGACTTGATAGTGGTGTATATTCTACTTATTCTGCTTTACAACGTAGTACCACAAGTTCTCTTTCCTCATACCTTTCAGCCCACCCCTCTTTGAAATCGACTATTGAACATAGTAGTATTTTCATTAGTCGGGCGGCTCGTGGCATTGGTATTTTAGATATTTTGCGTGGTTTGTCACAAATGGATGGCTACCAATTATTATTGAATGAAAGTGGTTTACTGCTTTATTCTCCTAATGTATTTATTGGGCGTGATAGGAATATAGGCTCAAGTAGTGGCCCGCAATTAATAGAAGTGAGTGGTATGTTAGAAATGGCTAATGAAGTCATTATCGAGGGAGATAAGATAGCCGAAAATGAAACCGTAAAAGGTTTTGTTCAAGATGAGGAAAAGAAAAAGAAAATGGGAGGTAAAGGTGATGGGGAGGGTGTAACCAGAACTGCCCGTGAAACCATCCCCGGATTGAGAGAGGCTAATTTAGCCCTGCGTATGGCTAAAGGTATTCTAATCCGAACCGGTCAAGGTGCGGCTTTGATTAGAGTTGAAGGGTTATTAAAATCAAATGATATACAACCCGGTGAAATAATAAATGTTGATTTTGTTATGGAACGCATTAAAGGTGAGTTTGCAGTATTTGAGGCTCACCACGATTATACAAAGGGATTGAGTAACTTAGTAATAGGCCAGTATGAGAAAGGTATTGAAGGTCTTTTGGCTGATTTACAGTCGTCAGTATCTAGTACAATAGATGAAGATTCAACACGAACAAAAGAGAGAAAAGAATTGGTATTTTCAGCACCTATACGAATCAAGGCGGCTAGTCGTGTTATGACTCGTATAGTAAATAATACCAGATTCCTCATTGGTGGTTCTTGGCGTGGTTCTCCTACCACTAAACAATTAGGTGCTATTGGTGTGAGTGGTGGCCGAACAGGTGTTCTAAAGAATGGTGCTATTAGTGCCACCACTACAACCTCTTTAGCAGTGGATGAGATAGATGCTACCTTACGGTTCTCTCCCCATGATGCAGTATTTACCAGTGCTAATTTATTAGTGGGTTTTGTGCTTTCTGTAACCTCCACAACCGTTACTCTCAAAGCAAATAACCTTGTCGCCATACCAGATAATGATGAATTGCGGGCCACATCTGCAAGAGCCGACCCAATAGGAAATTCAAAATCAATGTTTTACAGGGTGAAATAATGAACGCATTTGAACAGGCTTGGCTTTTCCTCAAAACTGAATTACCCGATGATGAAGGTTATGGTGACATTTGTGACGGTTGCGGTGGTGGTGGGAAAATAGGTCGTCTTGCATGGGGTGGTGAGGGCGGCGGTGGTTCTCTCCTTTGTCGTGGTTGTTGGATGAATGAAATGGCTTGGAGACATGACCGAAATAACGAAACCACAGAAGAACGAGAGAAATTGGCTAGACACGGTTTTGAAGATTTATTTAATGACCCCGCAATAGGTGATGCTCTAACAGGAATAGATGAAATCACAAGTACACCTGCGGAACCACTATTTGATATTGTACCGTGGCCCTATGATACCGATGAATTAGATATTGATAGAGGGGGGTTGAGTTAATGCCAGTATTAGATGGGGTAAAAGCGGAATTGGTGGCGCACCTTCAAACACTAATAACTCAAATGAGTCTTGGTACTACTGGTGGTGAAGCAACGAGCCGTGACGGTGGTGCAGGTAACGTAGCCTTTTCAGTTACACCGACTGTGCAGCGTTTAGACGACCGGTCCATATCCGTTAGTGGTTTGTTTGATACACAATTAATTTCTGCTAATCAAATTAAAGAGTTGGTCATTCATGGCGCAACACCCCTTGATACCCCTGCTTATCGAGCCTCTTTCCTCCCAATCTCAAAAAATAGTACCAATGAGATTAGAATTGATATAGTGATGGAGGTTAGATGATGAGTGCATTTCAACAGGCTTGGGGTATTTTGAAAGGCTTAGGTAGTGAAAGAGGGGTGAAAGGCACAGCCTGTCCTCAATGCGGGGCGCAATATGACCCCGATGAAAACCAATGGACCTCATCAGTTGGCTATGCAACCGATTTCAAACAACCCTATATGTGCCACGATTGCGACATTAACTTCGATGGACCGGCGGGAACGGGTGAATGGGCCGAACATAACCCGGATGATTGGCAGGTTGGAGAAACCGAAGGTATGGATATGGTGATTTCACCTGTCATGCAAGGTAAAGAAAACTTGGCAGATGCTCTTGGGGCGTTCATGCAAGACAGGGCCAATCCGGGTTGTGACGAAGCAAAACGCATTTTTATTAGTTTGATACCCGAAGGGCCAATGAAACAAGGGATTACAAATGATGTGATGAGTATTACTTGTGATGAGTTCTTACAACGCTTGGAAACAATAATCGGTGAACATGGTTGGCCTGAACCTTTGGTTAATGCCGCTTCAACAGCATACAGGGCATATAGCCGTAAAGGTGGAATGGATGAGGGGATGGCTTAATGGGAACGACAGGTATTAACGAAGCACACGAAAAGACAGGTACAGGGGCCACATGGCAATCTGATGGCCTTCGGGATAGTGATGTGCTATCCACAGCCTCTTTAACCAATTTCCTTGAGAACAGTATTTACAATGGTGTTGTTCCTATTACCCTTACTGACTACTCAAAAGATTCTGGTGGTACAGACCGAAATAACCCAATTAGTGGTAATGCTTGTGTTCGTAAAAATACTGGTGGGGCGACTAACTCAATTTTCGTGGATGTAGGGGTGGCTTGCCTTGATGGGGTCTTTTACTCGGTGGGCAATGCGTCTGCCTTTAACATTGATACATCGGCTCGCTATAACGCTCGATTCAATGCAGGTGGAATGGTATTACCTACTGGTGTAAATCAAGAATGTTGGGTTCTCGTTATTGTAGACCCTGAACTGACAAGTTCACTAAACAATATAGGATTAGTGTGTGGAACAGTTGTTGATACTAGCACTGGTCTTTTCCCCCAAATGCCTTCATCCCATTTGATAAAACAATCTTGTATTCTAGGGGCTGTTCGTGTAGCCTATGGTTCTCCATTAGTTGTGTCAAACTGTGAAGATAAGCGACAATTCATCCGTGGTGGGCCAATTCCTCTAACTGGCTTATACAATAGCGCAGGTAACG